AGCACGGCGGCCTCGATCAGCTTATCGATCGTTTCCACATCAAATTGAATGCCCTTCTCGGCGAGGAAGTTCACAACATACGCCTTTTTCGCCGCGCCGTCCGTCGCGGTGTACAGCTGCTCCGCCGCCTTTACACCGATCTCAACGTAAGTGCGGAGCGTTTGCAGCTTGTCCGCGTCGATCTTGGTTTTGAGCCACGGGATCAAAAATGCCGAGACGAGCGCGCTGATGAGCGCGATCACTGCCGAGATGATTTGCGTGTAGTCCATATGTATGCTCCTTTCAATCTTTCAGCACGATCTCCGCGATGCGTGCTGCCGCTTCCGGGCCGTATTTTTCAGCCCATTTATCCATGTACTTCTGCGCGTACTTCGCGCGGTTTTCATTTTTGGCTTTCCAGAGGTAAAACCCGCTGGAAGCTGTTGTTTCAGCCAGCACCGCAAGCGTGATCTCTGTCAGATCTGCACCTGCCGCGCAGGCGATGATGAGCGCGAGGCTGACGAGCGCGCTGCAGATCAGCCACTTCTTGCTAAACTCCATTGCGTTCGCACTGCGCCTCCAGCTGGTGCAGGAATTTTTTCACGTCGCCGTTCCCGCCCATCTTTTTATACTTCTCTCCGGCGATCAGGCGCTCGGCCATTGGCATTTCCTCCGACATGATGGTCAGACGGAGAATCGCCAGATACTGCTCGTCCTGATGCGTCTGCATCTTGTCGAGCTTTTTGTCGATCTCGGCCAGATGGTCGCCCTGGGAGTCTGCCTGTGTTTTCTTCTTCTGCGCTGTGCCGACGATGGCCTGAATGACCGTCGTCAGCGCGGACGAGCCGAGGACGGCGCAGATGATCGTGATGGTTCCAGCATCCATGTTTTTACCTCTTTTCTGTCTTCGCCTGCCACGTGATATCCCTGCCGCAGACGCCGGTCAGGCGGTCGCGGAGGTAGTTCAGCGCCGTCCCGACGCGGTTTAGGTCAACGTCGTTGTATGCGCCCTTCATCCCCGCCAGCCACTCCGCCAGCTCCGCCGCCGTCATGCCCGCGTAGCCCTTCACGGCCAACTCGTGCACGCGTGCGACGTCCGCTGTCGTTCGGTCGGTGATGAGGGTATAGATAATCGTACTCATAGAAGCTCCTTAACGCCCGTCGGCTTGTTTATCAGAATGACCTTAAAGATCATATCTACATGATTAGAAACACCATGCCGCCGCGATACCGTCCACCTCGGACGCGACGCTCCAGTCCGCCTCACCGTTCCATCCCGTTCTGTCAAAGCAGCTGGTGTTGTTGAGTCTCGGCGAGCGCAAATACCATGCACGGTTTTTCTTCCGGTTGGCCGCCGTCTTGTAATACTCGTACTGCGTGCCCTCGCCCGCATAGGAGTATGTCCGCGTGCCCTGGACCTCGATCTCCGACAGCAGGAACAGCGTGTCCTCCGTCGTGTCGATGGCCGAGCTCGCGCCGCCTGCCGTGGTCTTCTTTGTCACGGCCTTCAGCGCGGCCACGACCTCCGCCGGCATCACCTTCTTCAGCGCCGGGAACGCATTGGACGTCCGCACCAGGCAGTTCTTCCAGCCGCAGCTGTTATCCTCTGCGCCGTTCATCTTATACTGCGTCGCGTAGGTCGTGTGCATCTGGAATGTCAGCGGAGCCTTGCCCGAGCCGTCGGCATAATCGTCGTGGTTCTTGCCGATGATGTCGATCGCGTAGGTCTTGTTGTTGATCGTCATGTTGCAGCTGTCGCCGACGTTCCATGTGTTGGGAACTTGTTTCTCTTTGCAGGCCTTAATAATTGTAGCCCAGCTGTTATTTCCGAACACGGGGTCGATCATGACCAAATCGACATTAGCTGTCCCAACCACAACATCTGCCGTCTTTGTTGTGCTTGCTGTCGCTGCTGTTACCGTCCATGTTCCAACCTCATCGACTATCAACGTGCAGTTTCCACTCGCATCTGCCGTCCCGGAAGCCGTCTTGCTCCCCTTCGTGGCCGTGACGGTCGCACCCGCGCTGGTCGTGACGACAATCTGCAAGTCGGGCGCGCCCTCGATGGCCTGCACCGCGCTCACGAACCCATCCGGGAACGCAAGCTGTGCGGACGTGCCGCCCTTCGTGCGGATGGCGTCCGCAACCGCCGTCAGGTCGGCGTTCAGCTGCGCGGAATCTACTGCTTTATCCAATGCCATCAGTAGTTTCCTCCTGTCCATTCTGGCAGCGCGGCAAGCACGTCCTGCACCAGCGCGGCCTTATCCGCCGCCGTAAAGTAATCCGTCCCCTTGACGGGCGTTGCGCCCGCAGGCCCCTGCGCGCCGGGATCGCCCTTGTCGCCCTTGTCGCCCTTCTCTCCGCGCGATGGCTTCCCGGTGTCTGTATCTCCCAGATACCAGTTGCCGTTCGCGCCGATCGTCGGCGTCACGCCGTCTGCGCCCTTTGCGCCGGTCTCTCCTGGGTTGCCCTTTTCGCCCGGATTGCCCTGCGGGCCTTTGATGTTGACGCTGTCCGGGTTCGTTTTCCCGCCGTCGTTCGTCCAGCTGAGCGTCCCGTCCGCAGCGACCGACGGCGTGAATGTCGTTCCGGCCGCGCCGGTCCCGCCCGTCTCGCCTTGCTCTCCCTGCGGTCCCTTGTCGCCCTTATCGCCTTTCTCGCCGCGCGACGGCTTCCCGGTGTCGTTCTCGCCCAGATACCAGTTGCCATTTGTGCCGATCGTCGGCGTCACGCCATTTGCGCCTGGCGCGCCGTTGTCTCCGGCCGGACCCGTTGGCCCCTGAGGCCCCGTCTCACCCTGCGGACCCGTAGGTCCTTGCGGTCCAGTCTCGCCCGGTTCGCCCTTCGGCCCCTGTTCGCCCGGATCTCCCTTGTCGCCCTTTGCGCCCTGCAGCGGTCCGTTGTTGACCCACGCATTCGTCACGCCGTCGTAGATGTAAATGTCATAAGGTGCAGCCGCGCCCACGCCGTAGGCGTCTCCTACCTCCGGATTCTTGACCGACGCCTGCAGCGCGGAGACCGAGCCGTAATATCCCTTGACCACAAATCCGGAGCCAGTGTCTCCCTTTTGCCCCTGCGGACCTGCCGGGCCAGTCTGGCCGGTCTCACCCTGCGGGCCGGTCTGGCCCGGGTCTCCCTTCGGGCCGGTCGCGCCGGTCGCGCCTGTTTCGCCCTTTTCGCCGGGGTCACCCTTGGGGCCGGTCTCGCCCTGCGGTCCCCGCTCGCCGGTCTCTCCCTTCGGGCCGGTCGCGCCGGTCTCCCCCTTGTCGCCTTTGTCGCCCTTCTCACCCTTGACGGTCTCGACGTTAAAGTCAAATGTCTTCCCGTCCGAAAGCGCGATCGTGTACGTCGCCGTCGTCCCGCTCTGCGATTTCTTCGTGATCGACGTGATACTCGCGCCTGCCTCGCCGGTCTCGCCCTGTGCGCCGGCAGGTCCGGTCTGCCCCTGCGGCCCCGCCGGTCCCGTCTCGCCCTTCGGCCCCTGCGGGCCCATGACCGAGCCAAGATCTATCACGCTGCCGTCCGTCAGCGTGAAAATCAGCTTCCCCGCGTCCGTAACCTCCACGGCCTTTACCCCGCGGGAGATCAGCCCGCCGATCGTCACCGTGATCTGATTTGGAATCTCTACCCTCATACCTGCTCCTTACTCCACGAACGCCCGATTCCCGCTCGCCAGCGTTGTCTTGTCGCCGTGCGTGTACCGGATATCGTAGGTGTACTTTCCCTTCGTGAATTTTGCCGTGACCGTCGCGTCGAAGTTCAGCGTGACCTGGTCATTCTCCACCTTCGCAAAGCTGAACGTGTGGACGGTCTGCCGCGTATCGTCCAGAAACACGATCGCCATGCTGTCCGTCGTCCCGATCGTGACGGCCTCGCCGTCCTGGTCCTTCAGGTCGAACCGCAGCACGATCGAGAACGTGTCCCCTTCGTACCACCGCAGCACCCCTTTGTCGATCCTCGGGCTCGGATAAGCCCCCGGAATTGGCGTCGCCATGCCGCATCCCTCCTTTTCATCCAGTGTAGCAGACACAGCCGCCGGATTCACCCCACGCACGCAGCACTTTCCGCTTGCCATTCCCGCCCGCCGGTGCTATACTGGTTCCATCACATACAAGGAGGCTTCCCCATGCTCGACGAAAAAGATATTGAGAAAATCCAATCCATGATCGACCAGGCCAAAGACGACATGCTTAAGCAGTCCGCCGCGAATACCCGCGTCATCATCGAGAGCAGCGTCATGAAGAAGCTGGACCTCCTGATTGAAGGGCAGCAGGCGCTCCTTGATACGCTCGCGCCGAAGAGCCGCGTCGAAGAGCTTGAAGAAGAGGTTTCCTTCCTGAAATCCGTCGTTCACCTGCACAGCCAGCGCCTCGCGGAGCTGGAAAAAGCGCAGTAATTTCAGAAAACCGAAGGCCGGGGCATCCGCCCCGGCCTTCTTGCGTTATTTGTCCTTCTTCTCCTTTGCAGCGTCCTTCACCCAGTCGTCGATATCCTTGGATTTCTCCTTCCGGTTGAATCCCAGCGCCGCGTAGATCTCGAGCAGCTTCTGTTTGAGCTTTCTCCGCTCCTCTGGCGTCGCGGCAAGATACTGCTCCTTGTACGCCGTCGTGATCTGTCTGCTGAGATCCTTTGCTTCCTTCCCGTGCTCGAGGTATTCCCTCGCCGCCTCCTTGACGTCGCCGCCCGCCTCGATTGCGTTCAGGAAATCGTCGTACATCTTGTAGTCCTTGTCGTCCGCCTTCCGGATCCACTCACGGTACTTCCAGTACGCGTCATCCTCGTCCTTTGCCCAGTCGTTTGCGACCATCCGCTGGATGGCCTTCTCCTGCGTCACCGTCCCAGCGACCGCCGCGTCGCGCAGCTCGTCCCGGTTGTGGTTGTCCTCGGCCTCCGCGAGGTACTTCTTCATGAAGTCGATCTTGCCCTGCTCGTCGAGCTTGTCCATCTCCTTCTGCTGGTCCTCGTTGGCGAACACCTGATAGAAATACGCCGTCTTTGCCGTGTCGCTGATGCTGTAGCTCTTGAGCAGCATCTTCTTGTCGTATTCCTTCTCGACGTTCTTGATCGCCTGCACGAACGTGTAGGTTTTCCTCTGGTCCTCGCCGCCCTCCGTGATTGACTGATAGGCTTTCGTCTCCTTGACGGACAAAGACTTGAATCCATTTTCGATCCAGTCCTGCGCCTCCTGCGTCGCCGTCCTGCCGAACAGCACGCCCTGCGCCAGCTTCAGCGGCACATCGCCCGGCCGGTCTGTGTACGTCGGATATTGCAGCTGCTGCTCGCCCTCGTTGTTGAGCTTGTATTTGCCGCCGTTCACCACGGACATGATGCCCTGCAGGCTCTTTCGTGCCTGTCCGCCGCCCATCGGTAGCGCCGCATACGACAGCGGCTTCGAAAGCTCGTCTACCAGCACCTGCGCTTTCTTCTTCGTCGCCATGTCCTCTTTGCTCGACAGCAGCGCCTTGTTGACCTTCTCCATATCCGGGAACGCCGAGATGACCGCAATGCGGTTGCCCTGCAGATCAAGCCCCATCCATTCGTCCAGCCCGAACATTGCCAGCAGCTGCGTGTTCGGCAGCTCGTCGACCACGCGGCTCGCAAAGCCCTTCCATACTTCCTCCGGCGTCTTCTTCTCCGTCGTATAATCCCAGTTCTTCGGCTTCACGCCGTACTCGGCCATCGCCTGCCACGTGTTCGGCACCTTGTACCCCGACACGTCGCCGACCGTATCGTTCAGCATGTCCAGCGGGTCCAGTGCCGGCCGCCTGCCAAAGATCGCTTCTGCCGCCTCATTATAGATCCACGCGCCGATGAGGAATTTCAGCAGCGCCTTCACCAGAGCCAGAACGCCCTTCTTCCGTTCCTGCGGGAGCATGTCCTTGAAGATCCAACTTAATTCGTTGTTGACCTCCAGCTGGAACTGCGTGAACATCTTCACGATAGGGCTGCGCACCGTGTACATGAGCGGCGTCGCGCCCTTGCTGCGGTCTGCCATGATGCCGGACGCGAACTGGTCGGCTTCCTCCAGCGCGCTCTGCTGCGACATGCCGCGCTGCATGTTCTCGATCACCCTCGCCCGGACGATGGACCCCGTCGTAAATCCATCGATATGCTCCATCACCCAGCCCGCGATCTCAGACGCCTTATCCATGCTTGACTGTGAAAGTCCGTGATACCCGCTCCGGTTGTTGATGAAGACCGACTGCTGGTCCAGCCCGTCCGCCTGCACGTAGTTCGCCAGCGTGTACCACATGCCCTTCATCATATTGACCGTGCTCGTCTGCGCCCACGCCTGCGTCAGTGGGATGAAGTTTGTGACCGCCGAGCCGATATTCGCCGCGACCATGTTCGCGCCCACGCGCTGCTGGGCCTTCCGCACAAAGTTGTAGATCTTCTGCGGGATATGCTCTTCAAGCCATCTGTCCGCACCGGTTCGCTTTCCTGCCAGTACGTTCGTGTACTCCGTCAGCCATGCCGCCATGTGCGACATTCGCGTCCGCCCATTTTTCGAAAGCTCATCGATCAGCTGCTGCTGCTTGTCCGGGTCAAGCGTGTTATTTGCCTTGATCGCGTCCATCTGCTGCCGGATGCCTTCGTCGCTCGCGCGGTAACGGATCTGCGTCTCCAGTGCCCGCATGCGCTGCACATCCTCCGTGTGGAAGATCACGTCGCTCGCCGTATCCAGATACAGATCAAGTCCCTTGATCGCATTGTACGCCGTCGCGTAGCCCAGCCGTTCGTTGGCATTCTTGAAATACCGGATGCCCGGCCGGAATCTGGACGTCAGCCCGTTGATCGTCGTCGGCAGCGGTGAGACCGTCCCGGTGAAGCCCAGCTCCCGCCCAAACCGCGCAAGGATGCTCTCTTCATTTTCCGTGAAGTGCGGGAAGTACCCGCGCCGGTATGAGACCGGGTCATAGCCGAACTGCACGCGCACCTGGTTTATCATGTCGAGCAGCTCATCATAGATCTTATGGAACTCCGTGATCGCCTTGTCGATCTTTGCGAAGTCCATGTTCGGGTTATCCGCTTTCAGCTTCTGGATGACAGCCAGCCATTCTTCATAGGTCTTGCCGTCCTTCTTCGCCTCCGCGTCCTGCCCCTTCAGCATCTCCGCGTTCTCCTGTGCCTCGCCCAGCAGCTGCACGACGTAAGCCTCGGAGTCTGCGTTCCCTCTCATGACCTTCTCGCTGATATCCAGCTTCTTGACCCGCTCCTGAATTTCAAGGATGAAGTTCTTCCGTGCACTCTCGTTCTGCTTGATCTTGTAGATATACTTGTTATTGAACTTCTTCGCCAGCACATCGCCGCCCGGGATCTTCCGCATCACATCCGCGAAGTTTCGTTCCGGCGTCTCCGTGCTGTAGCCCCAGCCGGACCCCTTGTCGGCCCACTGGTCAAACTTCGCCGCGTCCAGATCCGCGTCCACCTCGTCAAGCATCCGCTGCTTGTTCTGCATGCGCCATGCCCGCAGCGTCAGCATCCGCGCGTCATACGCCGCTTTCGCCTCATAGACGTCCAGGATGCCCTTGCTGTTTTTCATCTTCCGCACGGCTTCCTCGCTGATATCTCCGCGCAGCAGCGCGCCGACGATCTTCTGGTCTTCCGCCGTCAGCAGGTTCTTGTTCATAACATACTGCACACGCCCACGGAGCTTCTTAACCTCCTTGCTGAGTTCCAACGCTTCTTCTGCCGACTGCGGGATCGCCAGCCCCAGCAGGTCCTTCTCCTTCTTCTGCCGGTCGAGATACCTCTGCGTGACCCGCAGATCTGCGGCAAATTCCTTGACCGCATTCCTCGCGTCATTTTTCGCCCAGTCCAGCCGCGCATTCGTCGCTCTGGCCTCGAACACATTCTGCTTGACCTTGCTGACCTCTGCCGCGTCCACGCCCTTGTAGCCCTCGATCCATTCGCGCGTCTGCCGGATCCCTTCGGCGACCTTGTAGATCTGCATGATCTGTGCGCCCGCCGTTTTGTTGCTCGCCTGGAACAACTGCGGCGCCTTCTTGTGGAGCGTCCAGTAAACGTCACGCACCGGCATTCCGTCGTCCCTGATTTGCAGGCTCTTCGCCGCCTGCTGCCGGAACTGATTCCAGTATCGGATATCCTCTTTGTCCTGCGCCGGAATGGAGATCTTCTGATTCTCGATGAATTTCAGGACCCCCTTGTACTCCTCATAGTACGACCGGTTTTCCTCCATGCTGATCTCCGCCGCCGCGTCGACCAAATCGCCCACCAGCTTATTGTCCAGCTCGCCGGTCTGCAAAAACTTCCGCACGATCTGCTCCGTGAACGGCTGCAGCGTCTCCCGCTTCGCCTCCGGCGAAACGCCGAAGCTCCCCGCGATCTTCGCCAGCAGGAAGTTTTCCGCCCGCCTGGTGTACTGCGCCGCCTTCTCCCCCATCAGATCCCGATACCGTTCGTCCTGCGCGGAATACCGGAACTGACTGACCGACGGCGTGTTGTCCGCCTGCGGAATCGTCCCGTTCTCAAAATAATCCCGGATTGCTTGCAGCACCTTGTTGGCGTGCGTCCCTCTGGAAAATTCCGTGCTTGAGATCGTATTTCCCTGTGCGTCGTCAATGTCCAGAATGACCTCTCCGCGTTCCTTGCTGATAAAATCGCTGAGTGCGTCCATCTGCGCCTTTGTGGGCATGACAGCAAGATTGATGCCGCCGCTCTCCGGCGAAATGCGGATGTTGCCTTCCTGCATGAAGCGCACCATGCCGCCGCTGTAATCTCCGCCGCCGTAGTCCTCGCCGAGCGCATCGATGATATCCCGATGATCGACCGTCCGGTATCCGCCGGGCCCTCCCTCGTGCCGCCCGGAGAAATCCAGCCTTGCGCCGTTCAGCAGCACATAGCCCGTCTCGCTCCACTTGTACGTCCGCCCGAAATAGTCAAGCGCAGTCTTGTCGTTCTGCTTCCGCTGCTCTGCGGACGTCTGATCCGCGCTGGCAGAGAATTTCCTCTTTGCCGTCTCTGCGGTAGTTCCAACACTTACAACATCTGAAAATTTTTCTCCGCGCAGGTTGACACTTTTGCCCTCATAGGATATACTACCTATAGAACCACTCCGCAGAAGGGACATGGGCATTTTGAAGCCCATGCCGCGAAGAAGCGGTATGGTTCTTTTTTCGTCTGCAAACAGAATGAAACTCCGCTTTATGAAGTTTTCCGGTGCCACGTCCTTCGAGTACGCGCTGGATACCTTCTGCATATCGTCAATCAGCAGACCATTTTCTGTTGGCCGCAGATCGAGGACACACATAATGTTCCGTCCGTCCTGCGCCTTTATCGCACCGAACATCACGAGACGGCTGTTTCCGTACTGGCTTCTCGCATTGTTTTTGCTTTTCAGAATCAGAACCGGATCGTCCAGAATCTCCGGGATCCGCTGGATCTCGCGGATCGTCATTTCCGAATGCTCCTTCAGAATGGTGCTGATCTTTTCGCCGTTCATATAAATATCGCTTTCGATTGCCCCCAGCCCTTGCAGCGTCGCGCCGGTCTCACCCAGCACAAAGGACGTGCCCTCCGGCATCCCGGACTTGTACCATGCCGCCACTCTGCTTTTGAAATCCTGTGCAATCGACATCTTCACCGGCGGCGCTCTCGCGCTGCCGGATTTTTTCTGCCACTGGCCGACCTCCATCTTCACGTCCGCGCGCAGCTTGTTCGTGCCGTAGTCCGTGCGGTTCATGCCGGCGTAGGTGTCCGCGACGATCTCCTCGACGTAGGCGTCCGTGTCGTCACCGTAGATCCCGGCGTATGCGTCCACATAGCTCTCGATCATCTCCTTTGTGATCTTGCCCTCGCCCAGCAGCCGCTTCTGGATCTTCGCCGCCATCTCCGGCCAGCGCTTGACAAGCAGATGATACCCCTCGTGCTTTGCCAGCTCGAACGCAGAATACTCCTCGCTGTCCGCCCGGATGAGCACGGAGCCGTCCTCCGTCACGGCGGCATCCGCATAAAACGTCTGCCCGTCGATCTCCTGCGTCAGCTGCCCGGTGAAGAACCGCGCGTTCTGCACGCCCATCGACCGGAAGAACTTTTCCGCCGCCTGGATATCCTCGCTTCTGGCCTCCTGTCCCTTCGGCATGACACGCACTTTTTGCGCGTTGTCCTTTCCAAAGCCGAGCGTCGAAAGTTCTACTTCATCCCAAGCTTTTGCGAGATCTCGCGCACCCTGCGCTCTCTTTCTTCCGGCGTCAGCTCTTTGCTGCTGCGCTGTGCTTTGGCGAACGCCTCCAGCCTGTCCTTCGGCACGCTGACCAGCCTGCCCGACTTGTCCTTCATCAGTAACCTCGATACTGCCATTGTTTACCCCTTTCTGCCCTGCGGCAAGGCCCGCTCGATAGGCGGCTGCCGCCACGTCCTGATTCATTCCTTCGGCGTAGCGCATCGCCCGCTGCTCACTCGCGCCGAGTCTGCCCTGCTCATAGACCTGCCCGAAGCTCTGCGCATACTGCTCCGCCGGCATGCCCGTCGTGTTCCCGTTCAGGAAATACGCCGCCGTCTGCTCGTCGTAGCCCGCTCTCTGGGCCTGCGTCTGCAGATACTGTTCCTCCTGCTGCAGTGCGGCTTCATCGAGCGCCTGCTCCGCGTCCGCCGTCTGCCGCTGGGCATACTGTACCGGATCCAGCTCTCCCATGTTCTCTGTCCCCGGAATTGGCGCAAATAAGCTGTCCTGGTCGTACTGCCGCTGCGCCGCCTGCTGGGCCTGCTGAACGGCCTGTACAGACTGTTGTGCGCGGCTCTGTTCCTGCTCCTGCTGATATTGCTGTGCAAGCCTCTGGTTTTCCTGTGCCGTCTCCGCAGCGCTCTTGTAGATCTGGAATGTCTTCTCGTCTGCCTCGGCCTGCTCCTGCTCCTGCCGGGCCTGTTCCTGCAGCTGCTCGAGTCTGGTCAGCGTCTCCGGCACGCGCGGCTCCTGCCCTTCGTCCACGGCCGCCTGCTGCTCCTTCGCCACCTCACGCAGCGTGTTCTCCACGGCCTTCTGCGTCACCTCGCCGCCATCGTCCACGGTCTGCTGCAGTTCCTCGGCCAGCTGGTGCGCCTTCGTGCCCTCTTCCTGCGCCATGCCATAGTCGATGACGTCCTGCACTTCGCCCGCCTCAATGACCGCTCTGGCCGTCTGCGTGACGTTTGCCTCCAAAATCACGCGGTTCACGCCCGCATACGTCCCGGACATGGCAAGGCCGGACAGGCCGCCCGCGAGGAACGAAAGGCTGTCTTCTTTTGCGAAGTCTCCGACCATCGCCGCCAGCGCCTGCGCCGGCGTCCTGCCCTCTGCGATATAATTTGCGTAGGCCGTCATGACCTCGCCCCGGTCATGCTTCGACACCACGTCATACGCGCGGTTGAGCCAGTTGGACGCGATCTCTTCCGCGCCTTCCGACGCGAACGACCTCAGTGCCTTCCTCCACACGGCCTTCCCGCTCAACATGTTCTCGATGATATCACCCACGGAGTATTTTTCCGTAATACCCTCGATCGCGCCCTCGACGATACCGTCGACCAGCGCGTCCGCGTTGGACTTGCCGTTCTGAATGCCCTCATAGACCGAATCTGCCGCGACCTGCGAGCCCATCACCCAGTTCATCGTCTCCGCGATCGCGTCTTTCGCGCCTGCCCCGGCCGCACCGCCGACCGTCCCGACGAGCCCCGTCGAGACCGCCATGTTGACCGCGCTGTCCAGCGCCGATGTGCCCGCCTGATAGAGAAACTGCCCCGTCGGGTTCATATTCTGCATCACGCTCTGCCGAATGCCGGAGGACAGGCGCGACGCGTTGTACGCCGGGCTGTAGATGTTCGTCGGCACATCCTCGTTCTGATAGCCGCCCGCCCACTTCGGCAATACGCCACGCAGCGACTCCACATTGCCCAGTGCCTTCCCCGGCGCCAGCGCCGCAGAGAACAGCGTCGCCGCAGCTTTCCCCGCGAAGGATCCGCTTCCCATCTCTTGCGCCGCCTGATCGAGTTTCTGTGCGTTGTCGTAATCGTCCAGCACCTTCTGCCATTCCGCCAGCCGCTTGAGCGTGTCGTCGCTGTAGCCTTTTTCGTTGAGCGCCGTCTTCGCGTCGTACTTCGCATACGCCCGCACCTGATATCCGTTCAGTTCCTGCCCGCGGTACTGCCGGAGCAGATTCTGGTCTTCCTTACTCAGGTTCCCGATCGCCTCCTGTGCCCGCAGCAAGACGGCCTGATTGTCCGCGGCCGCCTTGCGCTCCTTCAGCGCATCGATCTCCTGCAGCGTCTCGTCGTTCTTCACATTGCCCAAGCCATACGGTAGCGTGGTATCCTGTGCCCGCCCGAGGTCCGTGAAGAAATTTGCGCTCTGTTCTTTCTCCGCGGTCTTCTCCGCGTGCGCCTTCTCCAGCGCCTCGATCTGCTTGTCCAGCTCCTGCGACGTCCGCCGCATCCCGCGCACCTGATCCCGCTGCACGGTCTGCGCCGCTTTTGCACGCCGGTTCTGCGCATCCACGTCCCCCCGCACCTGCTGCGTGGCCGGCGCAAACCGGCCGGCCAGCAGTGCGCTCTGTCCCTGCAGCGCCAGCGTCCCAAGCTTCAGCCCCTGCGCCGCCTCCACGCCGCGCAGATAATTCTGGTACGTTCCGTACTGCTTCTGCATGCCAGACGACCGGCTGTATTCCTGCTGCGAGACCTTCCCGCTGATAGCCGTCCCCGCATTCTCCGTCTTCTTCTCCCCGCTCGCCCGGCCCTTCAGCGCGGCCCCCGGCTCGATCTGCGCAAGCTCCGCCTCCCGCACGGCGTTCTGGTATGCCATAAACGCTGCATACTGCTTATGCAGCGGATCGTCTACGGTCGTCTGCGTGCTCTGCGCGTTCTTCCCGTAGTCCGGGTTCGGCAAGCCGTACTTGCTCGCGATCTGGATCTGCTTCTGGTTCAGCGTGATTCTTCCGCCGCGATAGGCGGAGGGAGCCTGCTGTGTGCTGGCTCCCTGTCCGCTGCGGATGCTCTCTGCAATCCGCTTTTGTTCCTCTGTCAGTGTGATTCGTCCCATGCTTCCCTCCGTTACCGCTGCCGTAGATACGTCGCGCCGTAGTATTCCAGATACGCCTTGAACGTATTGGACTCCAGCGCATTGTAGCCCTTGCTGTTGAGGTAGTTGTCCAGCGTCCGGCTGTCCAGATATACATTCGGGTTCTTTGCCCGGTACGCCTGCGCCGCTTTTGCAAGCGTGTTGTTCTTCTTGTCGCTCAGCTTTGAAGATGAACTGCTTCTCCCACCGCCGCCTCCGCCGCCGGATTTCTTCGCCGCAGCCTGCTCCGCCGCCAGCGCCTGCAGGTAGGCTGCGTTCTCGTTGTTTGTCTTCTGCGCCCAGTAGTCGAGCATCGTCGCCCACTGGCTCTGGTCCAGCGACCGCTCCGAGTTGTACGCGCTCCGTGCATCCGAAAGATCCGAATAATAATCGCTGACCGTATCCCGGTACCGGCCGTAGTCCGTATCTTCCCGGCCCTTCACGAGACTGTACTGGTTATAAAGGTCTGTCCCCTCATCCTGATACCGCTGATATGCCTGCTGCTGCAGCTGCGGCACAATGTCGTTGAGGTTCTGCAGATACGCATTGTACGCCTGCTGGCCCACCTGCTCACCGTATGTTGATCCATAGCCGCCCGTGAGTGCCGCCGCCTGCCCCATCGTGTCCTGCATGGCAAGCCGCCCGAGACGCTGATACTGCTCACGGTACTGCTGGTACAGAGGATCCGTCCCCATATCATAGCTGAATTTCTTCCGGTTCCGGATCTGGTCATACAGGCTCGTCAGCTCATCGTCCCAGCGCGATTGATACGCGCCCGGCTTGCTGGCCTTGACCTGCTCCAGATACGCCTGCGCTGCCTGCACGCTGCCCGACGGCGTGTACCCGCTCTCCAGCCCGTTCAGCTTGCTTCTCGTGTAGTCCGACACGCCGGACATGGTGTAAGGGCTGTTCCTGGTCTGATAGCTGCCGCCGTAGTTCCTCGTCGTCTGGTTCTTGTTCACCAGCTGCGACTGGTAGCTGCCGTCTGCGTTCACGCCCGTGATGCGGTACGTGCCGCCGCCGGTCACGACCTCGTCGCCGGTCGAAAGCCCCGCAGGGGCCCTGCCGCCCGACTCTACTCGATATACGCTCATAGTCTCACCGCCTTAAAGCTTGAAATGTGTCGCGTACTGCTTCGGCATGTACGCCTGATTGTAGGCATTGAAGTACCCCTGATAGTAGCTGTTGTACTTCGCCGCCTCGTTTGCATACTTCGTCGTCTCTCCGTTGGCGTCGCAGATCTTCATCCCCAGATACCAGCGGTAGATCTCATCATACGGCCACGGGATCAGAAGCTGCGTCTCTAAGTCCACGTCCTCCCCATAGCCCGTAAACGGCTCCGGTTCCTTCTCGTGCTCGTGCGTACAGATGATATCCCGATACACAATCCCGTCCAGCTCCGACAGCCACCGGACCTTATCCGGCGTCTCGTACTGGTTCGGCAGTAACCGGTCGACCGTCTCGATCGCTTCCCGAATTTTCATTTTTCCTCCTTACCAAAAGAAGGGGCATTTCTGCCCCTTCCTCTGCTTCATGCCGTCATGGGCATTCACTTGTCTTCTTCCTTCGCCTGCCGGCGCGCCTCTTCAGCCGCCAGCCGCGCGTTTGCGATCACCTCATATACCGGAAGCGGAACCTCTACGTTCTTTCCTTTCGGTACCTGAAACGTTCTTCCGTTCACGCACACGAACTGGCTCTGTTCCTCGCTTGCCATCCCGCGTTCGATAAATACAGTTCGTTTCTCATCCCACGCGCTTTTCTTTGCTGCTTCTGCCATAGCTGTTTTCTCCTTCCTTAGTTGGCCTCGTCTGTCTCGGAGTACGAGCTGCAGCTTTCCACGCGAACCATACGGTCTTCATAGACGATCTTCGTCGCCATCTCGGCCTTGTAGCCGACGGTCGAGAACTGATCCAGCGGGCCGCCGATCTCTCCCTTGTTCTTGACGATCATCTCAAGATTTCCGCCCTCCGGGTCGATCATCCGGAACGCTCCCTTGCCGAAGAAAAGCGTCGGATAAACGCTGTAGTAGACCGCAGGATTGCCGTCAGATGCGGCTGTTTTCACCGGGCAAGTGGAGTCATTGAACACCTTCGCGTTGTTCGATTCCACAAAGCGCACACCGTGCAGCTCGCCGATCTCGCCATTGAATATCTCCGTCACCGCTGCATACTTGTGCGACTCGACCCAGCCATCGGAGTTGCGCAGATCAAAAGAAACGGAGGGGTGAATGATAGCGACATACTTTCCGTTGATTGGCTTTGCGCCCAGCTTCTTGAGCGTCGTCACCGCCTTGTTGATCTCGAGCGGCGTCAGAAGTGCCGTCTTGTCAAGGCCGGAGCGGCCAGTGACCGCCGTGTGTGTGCCAGAGCTCGACACCTTGTCACAGTACTGCACATTGTGGCCCGCCACAACGACATTTCGCACGCGCTTGTCGATGGACAGAGCCGCCGAAGCGCCGAGTTCTTCTGTTGCGCCGAGAATCATATTGTCAAGCGCATGCAGTTCCAGCTGATCAGAGATCGTTACGTACGTGCCGATCTGCTCGATGCTGGCGTTCATGCTGGACTGACCCATCTTCTGGCCCGTCGGGATAACGCCTTCGGTCAACGTCTCCGCGTCCTTCAGCGTGTTCCACTTGCGCCACTCGACGGTCTTGCCGTGGTTGCGCGGCAGCGCCTGCTTTTCTGCGAACTGTGCGTGGTAAAGATCCGGGCGTACATTCTCGAGCAGCTGCGTGTCGTAGAACGTCTTCATGGTCGGCGCGAGCGTGTCGTTGCCGCTGAATGCGGTCGTCTGGCCGGTGCCTGCGTTTACGTAGTTGCCGGTCGCGTTGACGAGCGTACCGGCGTCAGCAAAAAACTGAAATCCGACTTTGGATTTAAACATGATTTCCTATCTCCTTTCTCAGGGGATCACTCGTTCCCCTCTTGCCGCGCGGCGGCGCATGTCCTCCACCTCCGCGCGTGACCAGTGTGTTTTCATCGGGACGTTCTCTCCGCCCGCAGCGCCGGAGCCGATCTCCTGCGGCCTTGCGCCCTGCGCCTGGATGGTCCGCATGACGTTCTCCCGCGCCTGGTTCGCCACCAGCTGCGCCTGCGCCTGTGCGATCTCCTGCTGATGGATGACCTCATAGGCCGTCTTCGGCGGCACGCCTGCGCCCATGAGCCGCGCAAAATCCGGGTTCTGCATCTCGGTCTCAAAGTCCGCGCCGTACCGCGCCGTTACATCCCGGGCAAAGTCTGCCTGTATCCCGGCAAAGGCTTCTCGCATCTGGTACTCCTGCAGCTGCCGCCGCATGGCCGTATTCTCGGCCCTGCCGGCGTACTCCTTTTTGAGGGCGTCCGCCGACATGCCCTTTTCCATGGCCTCCGCGCTGTAAAGCCGCTCGTCAGCGGAAAAGCGCTGTGCCAGTGCCGCGAAGTCCGTCTTCCGCGGGTCCGACGTGTCGATCCCATAGAGCGCGCCCAGCTGGTCAATGATCGGCGCCATCGCCTCGGCCTGCCCCTTGTACTGGTTCAGCCCGCGCACGCGCTGCTTTACGACCTTCTGCACCGCAGAATCAAAGTCCTGCTTGTACCGGCCCCGGATCAGACTGTCGAACGTTTCTTCCTGTGTACCCTGTCCCTGAGCGTCGGGGACGTTGGCCGGCTGCTGCTGCACCTGCGCCTGTGCAACCGCCTCCTGCCCGCTCTGCTGACCGGCGGCGTCAGCTGCGTTCGTCTGAACGCTTACGCCCGTGAATTCGCCTTCCATGCTATAAATTCCTTTCTGGCGTTTATTCTAAAATCATCGTAGCACAAACTTTTCCTAACTTCACCCCACGCCAGCCAGAAATAATCTCGCCGGAACGGGCCGCCGCAAGCCGAGCTTGTGCGTAGGTTCTTATCCCGGCTGCGTGCTTTCTTCTGACTTTTTGCGCGCATTCTCCACGATCTTCGGCTCCTGCGTCTCGCCGGTGTTGATCTCCGGCTTCTTTGCTGCCGCGGCGCTCGCCTGCGGGACTGCCTGTCCGCCCTCCTGCAGGATCTGCTGCGCCAGCCCCTCACCCATGACCGGATCGTACCGGTCTGCCAACGCCAGCGCCAGCTGCTGCCACTCGACCAGCCGCTGCTGCAGGTCCGCGTTCTCCTGGACCTTCTGGATGATCGAGTCCTTCCCGTCAAAGTCCATCATGTCGAGCGTTGCAAGCGTCTGGTCCACCATCTGTGGGTTGAAGAACCCCAGCTGGAAGAACTGCAGCGCCAGCTCGTTCTGTGCCATGGACGTGTACTCGCTCGCCTTCTGCGCCGATACCTCAATGTCGAAGACCGGTTTCCGCAGCCCGTCCGGCTGTCCGTTCGCGCCGTAGAGCGTCTGTGGCTGCAGCCCCTGATTGCTGTACTGTACGAACTGCTCTGCCCCTCGCTGCCCGATGATCCGGAACTGCCGCGGCAGATCATAGAACTGCCGGATGCGCTCAATGACCATCCGGATCATCCGCGCGTAGGCCCGGTAAGCCGACTTTGTGGAGTCCTTGCTGCTCCTGCCGGATGCCTCCTGCAAGGCCGCAATGGCCGAGGCCGCCGTCACGCCGGAGCTCGTCGCGCCGTTGTTGACGTCCGTGTTTCCCGTTGTCCACTTGAGCTCCTCGATCTTCTTCTGCAAGATCGCAATGTAATTGCTGTTGATCATGTTCACCTGGATCGGAACCAGACTGTCCTGCCCCAGATTCCCATCCACATGCACGAACGGCTTCGTCCAGTCCGCGAACTCCTGCTCGTTGACCGACCCGTCCGACCGCTTGAACCACCTTGGCGTCGTCGCCATGATCGCGTTCTTCACGATCGCCTGGTTCATCCGGTCGATCTGCTCCTGCGTCGACTTGCCGATGTCGATATACCCATACCCGGCAATGCTGCCCTCCACCGGGAACAGCGCGTCAACCACAAACGGGTATTCCCCGTCGTCATACAACCCCGTCTCGGCCATGGGCCGCCCGGCCGGCTGCTGCACAATGCTCCCGTCCGGCAGCGTCAGCGTGTCATATTTCTGTTCCGTATCGTTCTCCGTCGACTGCAAGACCGTATCGCCCACCAGCTTCGCGAAGTGCAGCACCTGCCGGCCGTTCTGATATTTCTTGTAATACCAGTCCACCACCATCGACTTGTTGTCAAAATTGATGACGTCGTCCGTGTTGTACTTCTGCTGGATCTGCGGATTGGAGTGGAGCTTTCCCCGCAGCTCCGGGTACTTCTCGACCAGCAGATCGTTGTCCACCATCTCCGTCAGGAATATGTTCTTCGACTTCTGCAGATCCCGCACGCCCGGCTCCCAGAAGAAAGACAGAATATCCACCGGCTGCACCGAGATATCCCCGAGGCCGTTCAGCTTCGAAGAATCCCACTTCACGTGCCAGATGAGCGTGCCCTGCTTGAGCTTCGTCCACTGGCTGTCCGAATAGACCTCTTCGAAGTCGTTCTGTTCCAGAATGACCGGCAGCACCGAGGAAAGCTTCGCTGCCTCCTCCCGGTCGTCCGGTTCCCGCGGGCGGATGGCCGGGGCCGGATAGGCCGCGATCGCGTCCGCGTGCTTGCCCATGATGACGTTGAAGAGCCACGCCGACGTCCACTTGTCATCCTCCGGGTTCCCTTTTTGGATCCGCTGCCAGCTGCGCATGCGCCACCAGTCCTCCGACGCAATGACCCGCGCCTCCAGCGCGCTCTTGCCCTGCCGGTATTTTAACAGCGTGTCCATGGCCTTTCTGGCCTGCTCCTCGCCGATGGCCTTTCGCGCCGTCGGCCCGCTCGCCGTGTCATTCTGCATGGTCGTCTGCATCTGCTCTGTCTGCATTGTCCGCTTCCTCCTTCCGCAGGTCTTCCGCCGTGAGTCTCGCCACCTCGTTCTGGATCCCGTCCAGCACAAAGCCCACGATGACCGGCGGCAGCCCCGCCTCGTTGATGGCCTCGATCAGCCGCCCCCGCAGCTGCACCACTGCTTTTGTGATATTCATAGCTCCTCCTATCCGTTATAACTGCTGATTGCCCGGTTGAGCGCTTCCTTGAGCGCAGAATAGCTGTTTGCAAAGTACGTCGCTTCCAGCTTCGTCCCTGCCGATACCGTGCTGACGCTTCCCGCGCCTGCCAGATTCCCGATGGCGTTTGCCGCCTCGTTGTAGATGGCCGCCGTGATCGTCTGCCCGGCGTAGGCCGTCGTGAAGGAAATGCTCCCGTAGCCTCTGGCGGCCCGGACTTCGTTGATCTTCGCCGTCAGCCGGTTCCAGCTCGCCGCCGTCAGGTATGTCACGGCCTTCCCCGCCGCGATATACGACGCATCGTCGCTCGTCCACGCGAAGGCCGCGATCTGCGCCTTCGTCTCTCCAGATACGGTGTTGGACGTCTTCGAGTCCGTCCCGGCCTTGTTGACGATCCAGAAATAATACGTCGTGCCCGGGTCCAGCCCCGAGACCGTCACTGGCGAGCTGCCGATCGACTGCGAGCCGATGGCCGTATAGCTCGTCTTTCCCCAGTAGAGCGTCCAGCTGCCATACTCGCCGCCGTTCTTGTTCCATGTGACCGTCGCCGTGTTCTTCGTCAGCGTGACCCCGCTGATAACCGGCGCGACTGCCGTGATCTTCGTCTTGTAGTACACGCGCACGGCCTGCCCGCTCGTAATGGGGATCGTCTCCGTCGCCGCGTGATTTGTCGCATACCCTTCCGACGCGAGCCTGAAATACTGGAATTCATACTCCTGCGAATACGTCTGGTACTGCGTGCCGGACATGGACAGGAAGAACGAATTACCGATCGTGCCGGAGACGGCCCCGTCTGACAGCGTGTGCTGCCCGTCCAGGTAGTTGTAGATCGGAATCGTCGTGGTCTTGCTCTGGTAGTAGACCTTGACGGTCTGCCCTTCCTGGATGGGGATCGGGTAGCTCGCTCCATGCTCCGTGTTGTAGTTCTGCGACGAGAGCCGGAAGTACAGGAAATGATACTGCTGCGAGTACGTCTGATACTGCGTGCCCGCGGCCGAAATGTAAAACGTATCTCCGATATCGCCTTTGAAGGACCCGCTCGCCAACTGCGTCAGGTTATCCAGGAAGTTGAGAATGCTGACCGTCGCCTGCGAGGTCGACTGTGCCAGCGTCCGCACGCTGATGGAGTTTGTCTCGGCGACAAGCGCCCCCGTGTTGCTGTTGTAGATCCGCACGCGGCAGATATACAGCGTGTCCGGCGTCAGCCCGGTAATGACCCGATGGGCCGTCGTCGTGCCCGCAGTCGAGTCCGTCACCGTCGCCATGACCTGTCCGGCCAGGATATATTCATATTTTCGCTTGTATGTCGTCGTGGACGACATGCCAGAGACCGTCAGCGTAATGCTTGTCGGCGTACCCGACGCGCCGGACAGCGTTGCCATTCAGCCAGCCCCCTTATCCGAACACCGGCGTAATGCCGGTGATGCCGCCGGACGCGGAGAAGGCAATGCTTCCATTTGCCCGGATCTGCATGCTCGCCGTCCCGGCCGCGTTCTGCAGATATACCGCGCCGCTCGTCGACCGGATACGCACCGCCGGGCCGGACAGATCGACCGCATATTCCGCCGTGCTGGAGGACGTAAACTGCAGGCTGCCCTCCGCGCCGCCGATCGTGCCGTTCGAGAAGTTTGTGCCCGCGATCTCAAGACCGTTGCTGATGATGTTGATCTCATCCATGATCTGCTTGAGCTTCGTCTGGATGCTCGTACCGTCGAGCTTCAGATCCGTTGCGTTGATCGTTCCGCCGATCTCAGCCCCCGTGCACGTCAGCTTGCCGTTCGCGTCGACCTTGAATTTGTCCTTGATGGAAAGCCCGCTCGTGCCGAAGTACATGCTCGCGCTGCCTCCAAACTCATTGGCCGTGCGGAAAATGCTGCTTTCCGAGATCGTCCACGGCCCGAACGTCGAATCCGCCGCCGCCGTGATCGTCCCGGACAGCACCGCATTGTACGCCTCCAGCGTCCCGGACGGGAAGTGGAGTTTTTTATTGCTGAGATACGCGACCTCCTGCCCGTCCTGCCAGAAGCTCACCCGGTCCGGCGTCACCGTCACCAGCTCATTTTTCGTCTGGTCGATGACGTTCTCGCCGCCATCCGTCACCGTCGTCTCGATGTTCCCCACGCCCACGCCGTAGACCGGCACAGCGTCCTTGTAGTACAGCAGTCCTGTCTTGATGTACTGCTGCGAATTCACCGAGAACTGATTGTTGACGCCCGCCGTGTAGTCATACAGCTGTTTGATGCCGACGGAATTGCCCTCGATCGTCAGCTGTGTCTTCTCGAGATACTTGCCGAAGTCCGAGATGGCCACATAGCTGCCGGACAGCTTCGTCGACCACGTCTCCGAGTTCGCCGCGGCGAAGTCCGCCGTCTTGATGATGAGCGCTTTCAGCGCTCCATAGCCGGAGAGCGTCGTTTTTTTCTCCGCCTCGGAGAGGCTGTCCGCGTCGATGGCCTGCGAGATCTCCGTCAGCGTCGCCTTCGCCGACCAGTCGGCGAGGTTCAGCTGCTCCGTCACGCTGCACAGATACCGCCGCATGCTCTCCAGCTGCTCCTGCGTCGTCTTCCCCGCGATGGACGGGTATGCAAGTGTCAGACTACCCATGTTGCACCTCCCGTCTTACGCATCGCTTCCTGCCTCCAGGACTCGCGCCAGACTGAACAGCTTCATCTCGCCCTTCCCTGTCAGCCGGAACTTCAGATGGTCACATCTAGCCGGGCGGATGGGCAGCAGGAAGGTCCGCAGCCCCCGTCCCTCGATATGCCCGCAGTGCCGCCAGACTCCATCTGAATCATACTGCACCCAGAAATCGACGCTCGACCCCTTCGGCAGCTGCATCCGCAGATTGATGCGCGAGACGTATTTCTTCCCGACGAGTCCATACGTCATGATCCCCGTTTCCGCCATCCAGCCGACCGGGGCTTCCAGCGTCCCAACGCTGCCGTACACAGTCCTGAGCGTTCCATCCTCAAAGAAGTACAGCTCATCGTCCACCCGGGCAAAAGCTTCCGCGTGCGTCGCGTCCTCCCGGTGCCATAACCCCTTGCGGGTGTCGTAGACGAACAGCGACCAGTTATGACCTTCATCCTCCATGCTGATGAAGTACTTCCCTCTGGCGCCGCCCGCCACGGCATTGTAATACAGCTTCGTCCCGAAGCAGCTGCCGATCTCCTGCGGCAGACTCCCGTCGTACACGCAAACGCCCATCCGCGATTTGTAATACAGCCGGTCATCCACCACGACCAGGCTCTTGCTCGACCCATTCTGCACGCCCGCGCATTTCTGCACGACCACCTGATGCGCCCCCGTCGCCGACGGATACACCCGGTGGAAGCATTCCTCCTTGAAGAAGATCGGGCTGTCCGCCAGCGTCGCCGCGCCGGTCCACTTCCCGTCCGTGCCGCAGCTCGCGCGCCATGAATCCGTCGACACGCCCTGGTAGCACTCCCAGTTCTTAAAATCGCCCAGCTTGCAGCAGTAGATCTCATTGACGGTCTCGCCGTCCGCCACGCCGTACTTGCAGCCCCACAGCCGGTTCCCGCTCTCGGTGATGAAGTCCATGCTTGGGACCTTCCGCGCCGTCTTCACGGTCCCGCTCGTCACCTTCGTCGTCTCGTCGAC